TTTACGAACTCATTGCATTATGCTCAGAAGATAGAGCTTGGAGGCTTTTCTCGCGCACCTGCTGGGATGATGAGAATAGCGGTAAAGAACGCAGTTAGGAACTTTAAATGAGCGTTGATTACAATTTAATTACAGAGTCATCTTTAGGTGATGTGCATAACATTGACGCTGGGTCGATTACTCAAGGTGTTGTTGCAGACCTATCTAAACCGTTTAGAAATATACGGATTGGATTTGAGTCGCTGTTTAACACTATGTGTACAAACCTTAGTATTACGCATAAAATATATGAAAACACAGACTTTGATTTAACTGAAGTTTTAAAGACTAATTTAAATGCAGAGTGGACTGTTGGCACTTTACTACCAGCCGACACAACTACTGCTAGTCTTGGCTCTTCTGGGTCAGAGCGTCATGACGGTATATTTCAGATTGATTATTACAGCAAAACTGGTGCTGGCGGGTTTACTGATCGAGTTGACAGTATAGCCAACTACTTCACCAGAGGCATGAAGATTACTTCTAATGGCACTGTCGTTAGAATTTTGAACGTATCACTTGGCGTTGGGCGCAGAGATGGTGCATTTTTTGTTAGAAATATAGATGTATCTTATTATGCGGTAACGCCCGCAAGGAATTAATTATGACAATTGCAAGTGGAACTAACGTAGTAGTTGGTTTTAAAGAAGAAACAACTTATGGGTCAGAAGTAGCTGGAACTGATTACACAATCATTCCTTTTAAGTCTGCTAGTTTAAGTTTAGCCAAAACTAATCACGAATCCGCAGTTATTACGGGTAATCGTGAAGTGCAAGATGTAATTATGGGTTCTCACTCTGTTACAGGTGAAATATCTTTTGATCTAGCACACCAACCAGCATACATAGAGATGTTGCGAGGAGTTTTGGGAGATGATGCGTTAAGTGGTGGGCTTATGACTATTGGCGCAGAGCGTCAGTCTTACACTATCGTTCAAGATTTCGGCGTTGACTTAAACGGTGGCGATGACGCGCACGTTTATACTGGTTGCGAGTTTAACAACTTCTCAATGAGCATTCCTGCTGACGGACTTGTTGAGTGCTCTGTCGGTATTGTTGGTGCAACAATGACCACTGAAACGTCTGGTAATGACACTGACCCTGACAATGGTGGCACTAACTACCTTGAGGCCAATAATCCTTTTCACTCGTCTGATGCAGTAATTGTAGAGGGTGCAGCAAACTCAATTTGTACTGACCTTTCTTTATCTGTTGAGAATGGTATTGAGACTACCAATATTGTTGGTAACGAAATTCCTATTCAAGGTGGAATTAGCAAGTGTCGCGTAACTGGTTCCATGACCTGTCATTTCACAAGCTCTGCTTTGCTTGAGAAGTTTATTGGGAACACTTCAAGTGCATTAAGCATTACATTTGGCTCTAGCACTACTGGGTTTAAGTTTGATTTGCCAAAAATCATCTATACTACTGGTGCGGTAGAGGTTGGCGGTGAAGGTTTGTTATCTGTATCTATGGACTTTGTGGCAGTAGCTACTAGCCCTACTGTAGGCGCATTAACAATTGACACAGCGTTATAATTTAAACCAATAGCCTCACTGGGTGGGGCTTTACTTAACTAAAAAAGGGTGATTTATGAAAATTAGTGAACTATATACAACTGAGTTACATGATGCGGGTTCTGAAGTGGAGATTCTTGATGATCAAGGAAGCCCAACAGGTCTATTTATTAAAGTAATGGGTATGGATTCTTCTGTATTTAGAGCGCAAGCAAAAAAACAGCAGAAAGCATATATTGAGGCTTTAAGAAATAAAAAAGATTTTGATGAAGAATCTATGGCGCTAGAAGCATTGGTTTCAGCAACAATTGATTGGCGTGGAACGGATGAGAAGTTTACTAAAAAGTTATGCAAGGAGTTATACACAAAAGCTCCTTACATTAAAGAACAGATAGACAGCTTTATGGCTGACAGGTCAAATTTTACAAAAGCCAAGCCGAATCCTTAATCGAGTTTGGCAAGTGGGTTTTTTACGCCAACGGCAGAATTAAAGGTAGCAAATCCACAAGGCTAGAACAGTGGAAGGTTATTGAGAGAATATCAGGTACAGCTCCAGCCGAGTTAAGGTTGGAGCCTATTCTTGATGAGCACTTGATTGGCACTTGGAACGCTTACTGTAAAATTTCAAAAGGAGTGGAGCAGGTAAGCCTTCAAGATGTTCTGGCTTACTCCCAGCTATATAATGAAGTTTTAGATGAGTGGCAAATAGATGCCATTTTAGGCTTAGATCAGGAAAGGCTAAAGCAATGGCAGACACAATCGCAAGACTGATATTTGAGGCTAACACTGCCCAACTTAAAGAAGCTAATGATGAGTTAAAAAAACTTTCAAAAGAGTCTGGTAAAGCCAATAAGTCGATTAATGACGGCACAGCGGCTAGTAAAAAATCTACCAAAGCAACAAAAGCTCAAACAGAAGCAACCAAAAAAGCTAACGCTGTGCGAAAGGGTGAGATAAAGGCTTACGCTTTACAACTTAGTGCTGTAAAAAAAGCTCATATAAACGCCCATCGTGAAGAGCTAAAAAGAAAATCACTCACTGAAAAAATTAAACAAAATAAAGCTGCTACTGACCGACTTACTGCTGCCAAAAATAAAGAAAAAGAAGCTACAAAAATAAAACTTGCTGTGCAAAAAGCTGAAGTAAATGCTTACAAAGAAAGTATTGCAAGAAAGAAAAAAGCTATAAGAGAGGCTGAAAAATTAGCTAAAGCGCAAGAAAAGTTAGCGCAATCAGGTAAGAAAGTAGCTGACTCTCAGAAAAAAGTCACGACTGCAACAGATAAAACTGTAAGGTCTTTAAAGCAAGCATCTAACTCTGCTGCCGTATTAACTGGCCCACTTGGCGGCGTATCTGGTCGATTATCATTTTTAGCTACTGGTCTTGATAGATTTGGCGCAGGTGGTATTGCTGCTGGTATCGCTTTTGCTGGCTTAACAGCAATAGTTAAAAACTCATTACAGGCTTACTCTGCTTACGAAACGCAGATGTTTAAACTTGAAGCTATTACTACAGCTACAGGTAACTCCGCAGGATTCACAGCCAAACAGTTAGATTCAATGGCTATACAGGTTGGTAGAGATACTTTAGCCAGTGCTGATGGGGTAAGGGATTTACAGGCCGTCTTACTTAGCTTTGGACAGGTTCAAGGTGATGTCTTTGAGAGGGCTGTAAACGCCTCTGTTGACCTTTCCGCAGTAATGGGCGTAACGGCTGTAAGCTCCGCTAAAACTCTAGCAAAAGCCTTGGAAGACCCAGTAGGCAACTTAACCGCAATGACTCGCGCTGGTATAACTTTTACCAAGGTCGAAAAAGATAAGATACAGCAGTTAGCTCAAACAAATCAACTGCTTGCGGCTCAAGATATTATCTTAGGCAAGATAGAGGGTAAGTTAAAAGGCGCTGGTGCTGGTGGTGGTCTAGCTGCTGCTACAGATTTACTTGGCGAAAACATTACGAATGCTTCAATACAAATAGCAAAAGCGGCTGGTTTAGCCGAGAAAGCAACTACTGTAGTAAGTGCATTAGCCGCTGTGTTCAAAGGTGCAGAAGATTTAGCAAAAGCATTTTCAGGAACAAGAAAAGATGAGTTTGAAGATTTAACAAATGAGCTGGGGAGAATGCAGACCGCTTACGCAATTCTCTCTACTATGGGGGGTGGAGATTTAGCGCAAAAGTTGTTTGGCGATAAAATTGCTGAAACAGCAATGTCTTTGGCAAAACTAAGAACTGAGGCGTTTGCTGGCTCAAGAGAAACATCTCTAGCGATTGAATCAAGAAAAACTCCTGTTGAAGCGGATACAACTGAACTAGATTTATTTGAAAAAAACAATGCCATCAAACTACAGCTTGCTACAGAAGCTAGGATGAGGTCGGAAGGTGAAGAGGTTTTAGCTAACGAGTTAAAGCTAGAAAGGCAGTACGATCAAAATCAGCTTGAATATGAGCAAGCTGTAGAGAAGTTTGGCGCATTAGATAGTTTAGAGAATATTAGGCGAGAAAAAAATAGAGAAGCGGACGCTCAATTTAATGAGCAAAAAATACAAGACGCAAAGAAAGCAGAAAAAGCAGAATATGACGCAAGATCGAGAGGTGTCAAGTCTGGCCTTATGCTTATGAAGGCATTTGCTGGGCAGAGCAAAACTATAAGAAAAGCAATAGTAGTTGTTGAAACAGGTATGGCTCTTGCGGATAACGCGAGAACAACTGCTGTAAATATGGGTCTAGCAGCACAATCGCAACTTAGTCTTCCAACTCCAGACGCTCCTGCAAGAGCGGCGGCAGCGGCAGGACAAGAAAAAATGTTTGGCGTAGTAAGGGCTGCGGCTATTATGGCATCTGCGGCAGGAAGAATTGGCGGTGGCGGCGGCGGTGGTGGTGGCGGCGGTGGTGGTGGTGTAGCAGCAGCTCAAACAGCTCCAGTTCAGCCAGCGGCAAATGACGAGCCTGTACAAGCACCACAAGCTATTAACGTAACAGTAGACGGCTCTATTGACCCAGAGGGTGCAAGACGTATCATAGAAGCTATAAACGAAGCCACTGAAGATGGCTTAGAAATTAACGCATTGGTGGGTTCATAATGTCTGGAGCACTTTTAGTAGAAAACGAATTGCATCACGAATACTGGCGTAAAAAGCGCGGAAACACCACGATAACTTATTCTGGTGGCGCTGCTGCAACTGGTCACGGCTTTGAGAATTGTATAGATGAAAACGCTGGAACCTCATTTAAGATAGCTAGCTCAGCGCAAGTATCTGTAACTTTAATTTTTCCAACTTCCGCTTTAGCTATGAACGGCTTTGCAATATACGGTCATAACTTAACTAAAGGTCAAGGCATAGAAATTGACTACGCACCAAGTGCAACATCAAACCCAACTACAGATTTTGAAGATGCAGGAAGCATTTATACCAACATATATAAACCTGCTGACAATACATATAAGCCGTTCGGCGCTATGTGGACTGATGGTAATTTATCTGTAAGAAGTATAAAGATTACTACCGTTGGCTGGACTACAGAAAGCTACATATCAATTATGTCGGCTGGTATGTGGGTAACTTCTGGTATAAATATATCTGCTCCATTTACTCCGCCTAGCTTCGCGCCTTATGAGGTTGCTATAAAGCGAAACAATAAAGGAAACCCTTTACTTTCTGACACAAGAAAAGTTCCGCAAAAATTAAATATCAAAATAAATAATATACAAGAAAGTGATTTAGAAGATACAACTGATGATGCATTTTCTACATCAATAAATGGCGAGCAAAAGGATTGGCCGATGGTTGAGTATTTAGGATATTACCTTTCTAGATACCCGTTTTTTGCTATGTATACACAAGGCGTAACTGGTGAAACTGACGCTCAGATTGCGGCAGACAGAAACCGACTTTACTACTGCACTATTGATAGGTCTTTAAGTCAACCTGCTTACAGCTCGCCTACTCTATTAAATTGGAACATTAAAGCCATTGGGTATATCGAATGAGTCAGCTTTTTACGCCTTATCACTTATACGATAACTTACTGTTATGGCTTGACGGGGCTGACCCTAATGCTAATGACGGTGATGGCGTACCTGTACAAGATCGACCTGTATATCAGTGGCTTGATAAAAGCCAAAACAAATACGTTTTTGAGCAAAATACTGCTGCTGACGCACCTACCTACGACTTAGCAAATAAACGAGTAGCTTTTGATGGCACGGAGCATTTATCTTGCGCGAATATAGATAACTTCCCGCAAGTATTTAGTATGGTTGTAGTTGCTTCTATAAACTACACAGCTTCCAGCTCTACCAATGTTGTTGTGTCTTGCGACTCTGCCGACACAGAATCAGATTGGACTTTTGTGCAAGAAAAAGACTCTGATGAAATAGAGGCTAAGTTTACATTTCAAGACACCAGCGATACAACTAGAACAGCTAACAGTTCGGTTACTGTTACTAATGGTGCCCCTGCAATCTTTGAGCTATTAGCTAATAGCTCCGTGGCAACACAATATGTAGACGTTAATAATGTCAATAATTATAATGGTGTTGGTGCTTATCAAATTAAACTAGATAACGATGTTGTTATTAATCTAATGAAGAATATCGCAGGAGAAGAAACGTCAGGTACTATTTATGAAGTATTGATTTTTGACGCGCTGTTAGATCGCCATAACCGATGGGCTATACAAGGCTATCTCAAACAGAAATATAGTTTACCTATTGAAGAAACTGGCGCGACTGGTTTAACTGATGTCTTACAGGCAGGTGTAGATGATAACCAATCGGCAATTGCAGTACACCCATATAGGAATAACCCGCCACTAACGGGAATGACAAAAACCTCTAACTTTACTACAGGCCAACAGCTAACTTTAAATAATATATATCAAGACGCACACAAGCTGTCACCCAGAACACCTATGCAGTACGTTAGGCTATCTTTAGATTTTTGCGATAATGTCTTTGGTAGCAATACTTTTCCTTCATCGTGTACTGCTGACTCCGCTGCACAGCCCTGCTTTAACACTAGAGAAACTTGTCAGGCACTTAATGCTTACAGGATAAATAGCTCTGGCAAGCGTCAGTATTATTTTACGAAAGAAGAGGGTGCAACATTAGCAGGCGTACAAAAATACTCACACTCTGCTCTTATTTCCGTATCAAGCGCACCTACTGAGATAGTACCAACTAAAGGTATATCTTTGCGGTCTAACGTAAGTATTAAATTAAGAGATTTTGTATCTACTGATACTGATGCAGACGATCACGCAGCCAGCCGAAGCTACATAACGACAGATCAAGGCACTTACTTTCAAAAACTTTTAGCTAGAAACCCGCATTATGTTGGGCGTACGATTGAAGTGTTTGACGGTTACGTTGCTTACGATGGCTCTATACAGGCTCAAGACGGTAAAAAGAAATACATTATTGATTCTATGTTTTTAGATAACGATGTATTGACCATTAAGTGTAAAGACCCAATGACTCTAGCTGATGAGTTAAAAGCTAAAGTCCCTGTTCCCTCAAACTTTTCATTAGGTGAGACTTTAAATACTTCGACTCATAATCATATTAATTTAAAATTTGATGGCGTAGCACTAGATGGAGCAGTAGCGGCAGACAAAGCAAAGGTTACTGATTATTTTGGCGCAGATAACGCTACAGGATTTATTCGTATAAGTGACGAAATTCTAGCGTATAGAGTGGATGTCAGTGGTAATCAGGCTGCATTAGATATAACAGCTCGGAAAGAGTGGGGAACACAAGGCAATACTGAGGCTTACGATGCTGATGACACAGTACAAAAATGCCTAGCCTTCGGTCAGTACGATGGTGGCGGTACATCAGCAACTATTAACGATGTAGCTTACGAGTTGCTAGTCAATGAAGCTGGCGTACCTGCGGAGGCGTGTAACAACACAACAGGCGGTCTATATTCTTGGGTTGACGAAAAAACTAACTGGTTATCTACATTTAGAATTGACACTATTTTTAGCGAGCCTAAAGAAATCAATAAACAACTATCACAGCTTGGTGGAATGGTTGGTGTTAATTTCTTTTATGACGATTTAAGCTCACAGATTGTAATGCGAGCAGAAACGCCAGAAGTAGATGCTACTAATATAGCTAGAGTTACTGACGACCATATTATTGAGGATAGCTACAAGCTAATACAATCTGACAAAGATCGAGTCTCTCGCGTTTACTACTACTACAACGAAAAAAACTCAGTAGAGGATAGGGATAAGCCTAAGTCGTTTAAAAACCTTTACGTCAATATCGACTCTGACTCTGAAACCGAATTTGAATACGGTAAAGAATCAAACAAAGTTATATACGGCTGGGGCGTGAAAGATGCCTCAACAGCTACCAGCGTGAGTCAAAGACTTTTAAATAGATTTAAGAAAACACCTATAACTTGCACATTTAAACTTGATGCCTCTTATGACCAGTTATCTACAGGCGATCACTTTTATCTATCTACTCGGCATATAACCGACATATACGGCGCTCAGAAAATACAAACAGAGATGCAGGTTCTATCGACTAAGTTTGATAGTAAAAATCAGCAATTTTTAATTAAGGCCAAACAGTTCAGATTCGGCACAGTCAATATAGGTAAAGTAACAGCTAACAATGTAGCTGCCTTTTCAACTGGCAGTGGTACTGGGACAGAGGACAACCCTTACGCTGGCGTTAGAGCTACGGAGTCTTATATATCTAATGATGCAAATCGAGCAGCAAGTAGTCGGACATTTATGTCAGCTACAATTTTAAATAATGGAACAGGATTTGCTAACGGTAATACAACAATATCTGGAGCAGAAGTAACTGCATCGCAAGGCACTGGGTTATCTTTAACTGCTGCGGCTAGTGGCGGTAGCGTTACATCTGTTACAATTACAAGCAATCCAGATTCAGGAAGTAATGCAGATGACGCAAGCCACAAGAATTATTTTGACGGTCAAATAGTTACTTGCGCTGACAGCTCAGCAGGTACAGGTTTAGAGCTAAGATTAACAGTTTCCGCTAAAATGTCAGGCGGTCAAGAGCCGTATTTAATAGTTTGAGGAATTTATGACTACATACAGAACAATATCAGATACAGAGGTGGCGGTAGACGCTCCTTTAACACAACAGCTTTTGCAAGCACTCAAAGATAACGAGATTGCGGTTAGAGAGGGCGATGATACAGCACCAAGAATTGACCATAGAGCGATTGTAGAGCCTGTAGTTGGTAATTTTCGAGTTTTTGGCGGCACTGAAACATACGGTAGACTCGAAATTAACAATAAAACTGCTGATGCAACAGGGCCAACACATACTATTTTAAGGAAAGGCACATATAGATTCCACATTTTTTACTTCAAATCTACTTCGAGTGGCTCAATGAGGGCATTACTGTATAAAAATGACAGTCTTATCCATACAACAGGTTCTATCGGCTCGTCTACAAGTTTTACTTCTACGAAAGAACAATCATTTAGTTATGGTGATACTTGGAGAGTGGATTTAGACGAACAGAATGGCGGAATCACTGGTGCAGGTATAAGAGTTTCTATTGGTTGTGACCAACTAGGTGCATCTACAATGGGTGAGCTTTGCAGAGTAAGCAGTGTAGACGGCAGTGCAATTTAAACTTAAAAATTTAACAAACGAGCAAGACTATGGCCACAGAAATCAAATCAAGACGCGGAACCGCAGCGCAGCACGATGACAGCACAGGCTTTACTGGTGCTGAGGGCGAGCTTACTGTTGATACTACTAACGATACTGTTAGGGTTCACGATGGCTCTACAAAAGGTGGCCATAGATTAGCTAAATACTCTGAGGTTCAGGCATCTAATGAGCTGTCTGAAATGCTCGATGTTAATTTAACTAGCCCAGCTGACGGCTCTGTACTTAAATACGACAATGCCTCTAGCAAGTGGATAGATAGCTCTAAATTAACTGAGACAGCAGCAGGCATAGCCGTAACAGGTACGGTTGCTTCTTCTGACGGCTTAACGGCTGACTACATTGATCTAACTGGTGGTGAATCTACAACAACTACAGGCACTATAGCTTGTAAACAGATTGTTTTAAATGACCCTACTTCAACTAATGACGGTGATGATGGCACTGATTCAGCCCGCATATATACAGAAGAAGGTTTTGGGAATCAATCTAAATTAGTAATACATTCCGCAGATGACGGAAACGACCAGATTGTATTAAGAACAGATAACGCTGTTGATGTTTTAGTTGCAAATGCTTCAGGCATAGACGTAACAGGTACAGTTACTGCCGATAGTTTGGCTGTTCAGCCCCCTAGCGGAGATGCTGCTGCGTCATTGATTAGCACAACAGGACAATCTGTACTTACGGTGCAAAGCACTTTTGACGGAGATGAAAGTGCGGAAGTAGCAGCAATTGAAATTGGTGCAAAAAGCCTTGCGTTCATAGATTTTAAAGCTCCTAGCTCTGATGATTATGATTTAAGAATATATCATTCAGACCCAGCAAATCATTCAATGGTCAACTCCTTAACCGATGACTTATTTTTAAGATCGGGTGCAAAAGTAGCCTTACAGCATGGTGGGGCAAATACTAAACTAGAAACCACAGCAACAGGTATAGACGTAACAGGTACGGTTACTGCTGATGGTGTAAGTTTAGGTGACGCTGATCAAATCCAAATAGGCGATAAGGTTGGTGGAGATTTAAAAATCTACCACAGCGGCG